TGGCCTGCTGTACGCCCTGCCAATACCAAGTGCGTGAGAGTTGCCCTGTCCAGCGACGGTTGTACGTCTTCACCTCGATGGGTGTTCCGTTATGTGCGCTGATTCCGTCGAGCGTTGCAATCAATCGCACGTCATCTTCGTCGTAACAAAACATCTCATCGGGTGCGGTTACGTTGACGCCATTGATGTCGCCGTACCAATCCAACAGCAGTGGCTCAAGGCGGTTACCTCGGTCCATCGCTGCCGTTGGAGTGGACGGGGCGGGCGGTGCGTCAGCGAGCAGCTCGAACGCAAGGTCAGCTGCCGAGGTGTACTGGTGTTCACCATGTACCGCAGCAGCAACGGAGGCGGAGATACGTGCTTCGCCTTGTTCATTCTTCCAACGCAGGTTCAGCCAGTCTTGACTGCCATGCGTTGGCTTCTGCACTGTGTAGTGCTTTCTCATGTTCCCTCCTTATGGGTTGTCTAACAGTATGTCGATTTAGTTATGGTACGACAACCGTGTCACACAGTTTTCTGGAGTTAGTTCCCAGATGCTGTATGCGCTTCACCATACTCAGAGGTATGTGAGCCACATTAGAGACGGTGTTGATGTCTTCCTCTGCGTCAATAATGAAACCGGACACAAGAGTTAGGTAGCCCTCAAGCGCCCCGGGCCACACAAAACCCAGGGACAAGCAGATGCAGGCTTCCGCTTCGTATTCAGCTACCTCTGTCCAGCCAGTGTCTCCATCGAAGGCGTCAATCCATGTGACGCTTACGAGTTCCCATTCACTTGTCGTCGTCGGTGCGGTCGTCATAAGGGTTCCTGTCCGGTTCTCCTGATGATCCACAGATAGCGCATTTGTGACCTTGTGAAGAAGGCCAGGAAGTATCACAGATTGGACAAATCAGCCAAGCCGTCGCCATAAAGAACACCCCTGTAGAACATCGATCCATTACGTATTGGGACCAACTCTAGATGAAAGGGGGCGTCTCCGTCCAGGTATGTGACTACAGCCAAGCCCTGTTGCCAGTTCTCCGTGACCGGCATGGGCCTCCCATCAAGGTCGATGCCCCCCTTCGTTGAGGGAACGGCCCCATCAGTTCTAGCCAGGCACCCTGCTGAGGCAGCAAGAATTGTTTTAGGACCGTCATAATCCTCACGGGTCTGCTCGGCCCATTCCCTGCGATGAACGTGTCCATACAGCACTGAGGTTTTTTCATGCTGGAGATACTGGTGTGCTGTCGATCCATTGGATTTCGCTTTGCTTCCATGTATGACTCTTAGTTTCTCGTTGATCCAAACTTGCCCAGCCGGGTAGCCGGGCACGTACGTAACGTTATGCTCATCAAATCTACACAAGTATGGCACAGAAAGGACTGGCCAAGACTCTGGTGCAGCACCTCGCTTGATACCAAAAGCTGCTTGCGCGTTGTCGAGCAAGTAATTGACTAAGCGTTCTTCGTGGTTGCCAGCAATCCAAAAGATTTCTGCTTCCGGTGCTGCGGCACGAAGTCGAGCAACCATCACCGTTGCATAGTCAATGGCTGCCTGTGTGGTGCGCCCAAAAGCTGGCGACAATCGGTACTTACCCATCTCAGGCAAGTCCAGGTTGTCACCGTGCATCACGATCTTGTCAGGGCGAACACGACGACACAGTTCTACTGCTAGGTCTATTGCTTTCTCATCGTGTGTACCAACCAACGTGTCGTACTGGTCACGATAGTAACCAATCTGCATGTCAGGCAGAACAACACAGACCTTGTTGCCGGTGCTGACAGCGCGTTTCACTGCGGGCTTTGGCATCTTGACAGCGGGGCCTGGTTGAACAACTGGCCACTGTGGTCCAAGCTCCCAGGAAGGTGAAAACTGAATGCCGTAAAGATCGTGCACCTCAGCTTCGCCGTCAACGTTCTTGGTTAGGGACTGATAAACAGAAACCCTTTTAATTGCGCCAATCTCCTCAAGGTTGATACCTTGACGCTCGATTAGTTCAGCAATCTTGCCCAGCTTAGAAACATTGCTGTCTGCTGGTCCTTCATTGATTTTGTCACTCAGCGCCACAACTGCACCTCCCATTGACATGACGATAGATACTCATGTCGCTAATAGTAATTCCCTCAGAACCAAGAACTTTCATTAACCAACTAGCGGTGTATCCGGGTTGCCTGGTCTTGATGTGGGTTAACGCTGCGTGTAGCGCGGATCGCTCCTCTCCCTGTAGGGAGTCAACGATTCTTCGTACTGCGCAGCTCCTCTCCTTGAGTGCTGGTTCTTGCAGCTTGTCTAGTAGCCCCATGCTGAGCCACCTCCTTGTGTAGTTGTTTGTCTATCTTCTCGATCAGATGGACAAGACGTTCCTCTTCATCGTAGCCTCTTGCGATGACTCTTGCAAGGAACATCTTGATGTCTCGCAAGTCGGACTTATTGAATGACGCCATGTTGCCTCCTCTGTGGGAGGTAAACTATACATCCCCTTTGAGGTGATCCTCAATGTGGCCGTCAAGTTTTTTTTCTATTCTGTCAAGCGAGTGAACCATAACTTGATTGGACTCGTTTGACTCAATGCGGTGACGCTGAATCAAGGCGACCGTGACAGCACCGATCAAACCGATGATGGCAACAAGGATCGCCTCGGAAAGCATTAGTTGTCCTTGTCTTCCGGAATAGCTAGGGCTATGCAGATAAACGCAAGAATGAATACGAGGGGAATGGTGATAAGCATTACTCCCCTCCGAGGGCCTTGAGGAACTTGTTCCATTTGCGCTTGACGTAACGGGTTGCGTTCTCTGGATCAGCGATTTGCCAGTGCCAAGCTTCGTACTCCGGGTTTGGTTTCCATAGGTACTTGGGTGGCCCTTGCAGATAGGCACCGTAGCGCGGGCCGTTATTGCATAGCCAGTCGTATGCGCCATTGGACACATCAAAATCCTGGGCACAGGCCCAGCCATGCGGACTCGTGCCAGGGCTCGCTGATGGGCTGGCACCTTGGTTGAGGAAGTAGGTGCGCCCCTTGTAAATGCGGGTTATCTGTGGCACCCGCCCTGTTGGTTCTGTTGAGTAGCGCGAGAAGAACAAAGCTTCTTGTGCCTCAAAGGATCGATAGCCACCACTTACGGCTTTAAGCTGAATGCCATCCTTGAGTGCATCGTCATACATTGTGTTGAATGCAAATGCAGGACCACCCCAGAACACCGAGGTAGCCCAAGCGGTTCCACCGCAAGATAGCTTTCCTAGCGCAGAGGCAGGCAGCCGACCGTTGCCGTAACGAAGCAGTGTTCCAGGCACCTTCTGTGCTTTGTAAGGGTGGCCCACATCAGCCTCCCTCTACCGCTTCTGATACTTCCTCGGCTGTCAAGCGACCATCCATTGCTGCGTTAGCAAGGTTGTTGACAACAGCTATTAGGTACATGACGACTGTTGTGCCTGCGGTCACCCAGGTAGAAACATCAAAGATGAACGCCGTACTAATGACGCCCAGAGTAACCGTTACGAAGTTGGCAGCAAACTTTACCAGGATTGCCTTGCTTGTCACTTGGACTCCAATGCTTCGAGTCGTGCCTCCAACGAGTTAACCTTGTCGTAGAGGTCACGGATCAACTGTTGCTGTGCTACGCACATGCGCTCGTAGGCAAAGTACTCCACGAGCCCATCTGCGTCGTACTGCACGAGCTCGGACAAACCGTTCTGGTCAGCTTGTTCCGCAATGAAACCGTAATGCCAGACGGCATCCTCGCCTTGCTCCTCGACGGCCTTACGATACTTGAAACGTACTGGGATCATTCCAAGCACGGCGTCAGCGTTGAACTCGTAAGCGCTTACCTGTTCTTTGAAGCGTTGCGAAGAAGATGAGAAGCCAACGCGGTTGTCGCTCAGCGAATACAGCGCACGAATGGTTCCCAATCCACCAAGGTCGTTGCCATTAACGCCCTGGTTGGAGTCGATCTGCATGAGTTCATCGTTTGCAGAGTTGACAATCTTGAAATACGTATCGTTCGTATTCTTGTTTGTACGTAGGGTTCCGCCAACTTGAATGTTGCCAGAGGTTTCAACGCTTGCAACAACCAAGGCCGCAGTACCAGAGACCTTGGCCCCAGTGACTGCATCATCCTTAATGTTTGCTGTTTCAACAGCGTCGTTTGCTAGCTCTACGGTTGTAATTTTATTGGCACCAACCGTCGTGGTCAGAGAAATGTTTGCTGACCCATCAAAGGATACTCCGGTTGCGGTGACGTCGCCAGTCAAAGCAATTGTCCTTGCGGTCGCAAGAGCAGTAGCTGTAGAAGCGTTACCAGTAACCGCGCCAGTCAGGTTTGCCGTGATTGTCCCGGCGGTGAAGTTGCCCGTCGCGCCACGAGCCACGATGGCATTGGCAGTGTTGGCGGTTGTCGCCGTGGTGGCCGAGTTAGAAACCTTGCCAGCTGTGGCTATGGTTGCCAGCTTCGTATCCACAATTCCTGCACTAGCATTGATGTCGTCGTTAACAATCGTGCCATCAAGAATCTTGGCCGAGGTTACCGCACCATCAGCGATCTTGGCTGCGACTATTCCTGAGTCCTTAACACGTAACGTGTCGGTATTGATTTCAATAGTGGAATCATCCACGTTGACAGCAAAAGCCGTGCCAGCACCACCGGAAAGACCAGCACCAGCCACCGCGCTAGCAATCTTGGCTGCGGTTACCGCTGAATCATTGATGTCTGCGGTGTCAACCGTAAGGTCGGTAATCATTGCGCCAGTTACGTTGGCCCACTTCATGCCGTTTGTTTGGCCACTGGGGTCAGCAACCAAAACCTGATTTAAAGTACCGATGGCTTGACGAGCAAAGGTTGTGCCGTTAAAGGTTGCGAGGTCGCCTTTGGTCGTGAAGGTCGAGGTCAGTTCGTTTGCCTCGTCAGCGTCGACCGCCGTAAAGACTGGATAAATAACAGCACCGGACGAGTGCTGCACATCAGAGGTGTTGTCCGCGCCGCGGGTCGTAATGGCCAGGCTGGTGCTTGTACGGGTAACAAGCATCTTCTCTTCCGAAGAAGTGCCTGGGTCAACAACAACATAGAATGGCGCACCAGTGGGCCAGCCGGTTGCAGCAGAAATGTTGGCGCTTGAAGCACCTTGGTTAAGCTGGCCGTTAAGGGTGGTTGCCGCTGCTCCGCCCTGGTATGCGCGTCTAGTTTTTGCTGCCATTTATAACCTCATTCCTCGACAGAACGTAGGGTTAGTGTACACGTTCCATCCCATACCCACTCATTATCGTGGGAATCCACCGGTGCCCATTCTAAGTCTTCAACTATAACCGAATAGGAGTTTTTGCCTTCCTGGTAGGAAATGATGCTTGGGTTGTCCAGGTAACCATGAAGGATGCTGCGCTCCTCATCTACCTCCATAAAGTAATCACGGTTCTGAATAGAGATCTTCTTGTGGATCAAGAGCGGAACCTGCCAAAAGCGGCTGCGATATGGGGCTGCGTATGCACGAGCGCTCCAGCGCGTAAGCACCGGCCCCTTGGTGGCATCCGTTCCTGAGCGTGTAAAGGTCAGCTTGAACTGGGCTTCTATAACTTTGGTCTCTGGGCCATCATGGGTTTCTTCTGTGGTGGAGGCGGTTGACCAGGTGCCGAGTGTGGCGTAAGAACCATTGTCTGACTGCATAGCAACAGCAACTGTTCCATTGAGGGGCTGTGCTCGCAGGTCAAACTTGGCAACAAACTTGCGATCTGGAATGCCCCAGGTAAAACGGCCACTCTCCATAGTCGCTGAGGAAACAAGGGAGCCGGTGTTCTCATAGACGACGCCAACCCCGGTGACGGTGAAAACCTTTACCTGGACGCCAGCAGCATTAACAAAGTTTGTTACGGACTTGATTACTGCCGTGGTGTCGTACATCAAATCCGTTGCGTATGCCGGGGTATTGGCTGCCGTAAGTGTTGATAGGTCTAGTCGACCCAAGCCTCCAGATGTCGTGTCATAGTTGCTCCAGGTGAACCAAACAAATCTGTCTTGGCCAATGAAGTCCAGCACCGAACTGGTGGTTTGAATAAGTGCGCCGACTGTCAGGTTGCCGTCAGCATCAGCTATCGCCATGCGGACACCCTTGTCTGAGCCAATAAAGATGTAACCCAGGTAGCCGTAAATGGCTGTTACAACCTCGCCATCTGGCAACTGAAGCGCCACGGATGCTGCATCAAGGGCTGTGGCGTCTGTCTTGATTGTGGTTTTGTAAATCAAGCTTGTCTTGCCTGCATATCCAGCGGCGTAGATAAAACCTTGCCCTGCCGCAGACCCCACCCACCTAAAAGCTGTATTCCTTTGAGTGAGGATGGTGCTAGTCAACGAACCTGCTGTGTAAGCCTGGGCCGTACCATCATAAAGAACGTTCTCTTTTGTCGCCATTAGTCGGCCATTGACATAATCAATTCCCGTAACGGTGTCATAGATTTGTCTCGTCCCGGACCCAGGTGATGCTATGTCGTAAGCGTATACGCCTGACGTGGTGGCGGTAACAGCAACAAAAAGCGAGGTGCCGTCAGTAGCTATGTCGTGAACTGCCGTGGTGCTTGTTGGCATGGTCAGAGCTATCCAGTCTCCACTTACCGTTGTTGCGTAAGAAACGCCAGTGCCATTAATTACGAAGAGCTTTCCGCTTACTGCCAATGCTTTTCCAACGTTTGACGTTGGGGCGTTCGTTCCAGCATTTAGGGCTGTTGCATTAAGTAATGAAAGTTGGCCACGCGTCCATGGATCAAGACCCTTGCTGGTGAAGAAGCGGTATGGCTCTGAGTCGTCTCGGTCACCATACTTCTGGCCTGCTCCTTCGTGCCAAGAAATCTTAGAGCGACGCCATAGCCCACCAGGGTTGATTGCCGCTTCGCCTGGGGCTGTCGACTGGTCAACTGAGTCTCTGATTCTGGGTTCGTGACCAGACATAAACTTGCCTGAGCGCATGTCGAGCATGTACGGTCGTCCGTTAATGCCTATAGGAAAGATGTCCGGCACGAGCGTCGTTGAGCCAGTGCCGGTGTAGAACGAATAACCACCTACGAATGGAAATGTAAAGGTAGTAAGTGCTGCCACGTCAGTCCCTGTTTAGGAACGTTGGGTATTGGCGTGTTAAACGAGCGGCCTCAGCAATAACCCTATCTCTGCGTAGGCGCAGCAGATTAGTCACACTGTTGGCAATGGCCCCAGACTGTACTTCTTCGGAACGGCGGGTGTCGCCCTGGCTGTCGATAAAGTTCCGGCGGATTTCGCGTGGGGCCATGATTCTAATCTGTGAGCCAATCACCAAGATGTCTTCTGCCTGGGCTGAGATTCCCGCTACGACCTGGAGATTGTCGGCCTCAGAGGTAACCGGGTTGTAAGGGGCCTTGAAGGTAATGCGCAAATCACCCGAGCGCACTTGCTGGTTAAACTTCAAACCATAGCTAGAAGGAAAGTCTAGGGTTGGAAGGTCTCGTACTAGCTGAACTTTGCGGACCACCGGATAGTCGGTGCCGGTATAGCGCAAGCGCACGTCGATCAGGTCAATGATCCCACCAAAGATTTGCAGGTTGATGAGCGTGTCATAACCGTTGTATTCAAGGTCTATTGTCTTGACTTGGAACAAACCGTTGACAGGGCTAGACAGGTCTGCGAGTTCATCGTTAACGGCTTCCAGTATTTGGTTCCTAGGGAACCTTGGGTTAACCGTGATGACCGCTCCAGCGGTGTGTGTCGCTGCGGTAGTGCCAGAAAAGCCACGCTCAACCGTTGCCGTCTTAGCGCTTGTGGATACATCCCAAACGTAGAACAGTTCCGAGTCAATCTCGAATACTGTTCCCCGGCGGAGACCGTCCAAGTCGTAGGTTGTGCCGATAGTTGTCGCCGTAGAGTTGATCGTAGCGCTGAGCTTGTTGCGCTCCTCGACAGCACCGGACAGCAATTGCCTCTGGGCTTTGTTGATAATACTGGCGACTGTAGACATCTATACCCCTGGGTAGGCGACCTACCTAGATATTAGCAATAGCGTCGGCGTAGAAGGTAAGGTTGTTCTTCAGTCTGTCATTTTCTGGGTCTAAAGCAAGGGCGTCAGCACCGTGCCTGGCAGCTTCTTGGTTAATGCCAAGGCTGTGGCTGGCTATGGCCGCAAGGTCGTGTGGCAAAGCCCCCCAGGCAAAAGACTCACACAAGTATTCCAGTGGCTTGTCCTTGATTGACAGGGCCGACACGGCTGCGCCGTAACAACCATGCCACTCTTGACGGTCATAGAAATGCTGAGCTAAATCAACCCAAGCTTCGCGCCGATTAGGAGCTTCAGCAATGGCGCACCTCAACCATACGTCACGCATTGACGGATCACATTTGGCAAGGAATCGGTAGGCAGCAGCACGTTCTGGTGCCCAAGTTGCTGTTTGCAGTTTCAAATACCTATTGAACTCAACGATTGCTTCTTCGTAGCGTCCGGCATAGAAAAGCTCTCTTGCCCAGTAAAAAGCTACTCGGTCATCTTCGGGTGATTCTTTGACTGCCAAGGAAAGAAGGTCAGCGTACTGAGCGCGTGACTTTGTGTGGTCTGGGAAATGGTGTATCTCCAGATCGCACCAGCCTTGCTTTTCAATGGTTGTGGGTGTGAGTGTTTCGTGTACTGGATGCTTCCAGCGGTAGCCGTGCCGGGTGTGGATCTTGTCTCCGCCGTACTGTAGGTCTGGTTGGCCATTCTCCTTCCAAGACCATGTGTACTTGTAGCGCGGACGGGTGACCTGTTGGTCGTGCATGACCTCAAGGTGATCTCGCCAACCCGGCTGTAGTACCTCGTCCATGTCTAAGGCTATGCAGTAATCAATGTCCGCAGGGAGCAGGGCTAGGGCAGTATTGCGGGCGTCATCAAATCTCCAGGGTTGAATGTTTGAATCGTAAACAATTATGTTGCGGTCATCGGCTAGGTCTTGTGTGCCATCGGTGGAGCCGGTGTCAAGGATTAGGCGATAATCTGCGTCTCGACATGAGTCTGCCCAGCGGGTTACGAATTGTGCCTCGTTTTTGGCGATTGTGTAAATTGCAACCTTCATGGGTTTTTAACTCTACAGCGGTATTGCAATAATAAAACGAATGTAATCGTTTGTTGTCCAAGTCCCTGGAATAGTGGACGAAGCGTTTGTGTTAGTTAGGTATGTTCCTGAAGCGTTGTTTGCTCGTACCAGTAGTGCGGTTCCTGCAACGTTTGTGCGCACCGTCATTGCATAGATTGTTCCTCCTGCGGAGGCTACGACGCTTGCTGAAACAAGGTTGGCTGCTGTCCAGCCAGACGGAAGGGTGATTGTGATGTCGCCAGAAACAGACGAGGTAGAACCAAATAGTAGGTCGGCTCGCACGAAACCAACAGCACCAAGCGTGGTGTGTTCTGTCACCCATGTGGTTGCGTTGCCTTTAGCGATATTAGTGAAGGTTGGGGTATAGGAAGTCCATGTCAAAGAAACAGCAGGACCAGTTGGTCCAGTTGGACCTGTGGGGCCAGTCGCACCTGTGGCACCTGTGGCACCCGTGGGGCCTGTAGCACCTGTTAATCCTGTCGCGCCCGTAGGACCCGTTGGCCCAATGGCTCCAGTGCTTCCTGTTGCTCCAGTTGGACCCGTTGGTCCCTGAGCGCCCGTTGCACCAGTAGGTCCCGTAGCCCCTGTAGCACCAGTAGGACCAAGTTGCGTATACATCACCTGAGTAGCAGTCAAAATAATTGACGGGATCGCAGGTGCAGGAGAAGCCGCAGCAATATATTGCAACGAAACATCCGTGCTGGTTGCTTGCCAAGCCAACTCTAGGTAGTCATTAGCAGCAAGTTTTACAACATAGTTAACCGTGCCGATAGCACGACCATGAGTACCACCATGCGACTCCACAACACTCCAAGTGCTGTCAGAATCAGCAACATTGGAACCG